AGCTCTAAATAGTTTATTCTGTTTGGCTGAGTAAGGCATCTTCTTCTTTCTGAAGTAATTTAGGTATTTCTTTTTTGGTTGTATCACCATCTCTAATACATTCAGGGCAAGTTGGATAGCCGGTATAGTCGTAAACATCACCGCAATCCTGGCATACTGTAATTTTCACTTGGTTTCCTGAGTTATAGATATAAAAAAAGCCCACGTTTTAAGTAGGCTTATGCGGAACATATAGATACAATTATCCCACATCTGCGATTATACCAAAAATCAGTATGCTTGTGTAGATTATTTACGCTGCAATACGCTTTGTAGCCCAAGTAAGCAAATTATCCATAGCCATATCATATTGCCACTCATACGCTATAGGTTTAGGTTCTTTAAAGTATTTATGTCTGATAGCTGCTCTTTGACCGTCAGGTAAACTATTTATAAGAGATGCCATTGTTTCAGCGTTTTGTAAATCCATATTACTTAATAAATGATCGTATGCTTCACTACTAGATGCACCACCTGATGACATGCCAATACTTTTAGATGGATAACCAAGTTTTTCTTTGTAATGTTTATCATAGATTTTCCAATCATCTAGTATTTGCAATAAACGATCCATACTAAGCATTTTTAACCTTTTCTTCTATAAGCCTGGCAAACCTTATCATGCGTTCTACGCTAATTGGTTCGTAACCTGTTGGAAATACTTTTTTGTATATAGCAATAATATCTTCTTGCGTCATGTTCCTATTTTCACTCCTTCGCCTACTATGGAACTACCATGAAATGAATCTTGATCTGGGTTAAATCTTAAATTATGTTTAGCATCTTTTTCGTTATAAATTTGTGAGCCTTTTATTTGATCTTCTGTAAACTTTACTTCATGACCAAATATAGATTGTAATGGATGTGGCTTTGGTTTTAGGTAATATGTAATGTCATTATATTTGTATGATGATAAATAATCTTCGTTCCTAAGACGATACATAACCCATTTAATACGATTGTAATGCACGCTTAATTTTAAAGACATTTCTTGGCAAGTCATTTTATCCTCGCCTATTGTTTCCATTACTGCATCTTTGTATTGGTAGTAATACTGCTCTGATTGAAATTTCAACTTACATCTTTCACTTTACAATGCCATTTCTTTTTATCGTCTTGATGCCATCCATGTACATGAATAGCCCAGCCAGCATCACGAACTGCACCTACATATTCATTATCTGCTATTTTATTAACTCTTGCTGACATGTTACTTGCTGTGGTTGTTTGAACTGCTAATACTTCTTTACCTTTTAAAGCTAATATATCTATAAATCCAAATAGATCTTGACGTATTCTTGCAAATGCGTTCCAATGTTCTACTATAGCAACTGTGTATCCCTGATCTCTTAAAAGTTTAAGACTCAGTTGAGTCGGACTCGTTGCCAAATTGTTCTCCATTAGGTTTAGATATACCATCTACAAAACGCTTTTGCACTTCTCCTGTACTAGGATGCAATTCATATTCTGCAAAGTAATTGTTTGCTTCTAAATGTAATTCTTCAAATGTTTGTTTACGTCTAAATATACGATCAAAGTTTTCTTCAAACTCTTTACTGTTTATGCGTGATTGTAATAGATCACCTGTGATAGGGTTTTTATCTGCCATAATTACTCCTTGTTACATTCATTAGCTACATAAACACAAGCTGCTTCAAAAGCTACAAATACAATTGCAAAAGGTAAAAAGCATATACCTATAATGCCCACTAAATATTTCATTTTACCCCCAAATGGTTGTTAGTAAATAACCACCCTATTGTTTTTCTGTGCGCTTCTTCCCATGCTTCTATTTTATCATGTTTATCTAATGATTTGTCATTATCTATCATGTGGTGGCATTGATGGCATAAGAATGCTATACGGTGGTCATGGGCTTTTATACCTGTACCTTTACCATCTCTTAACTGATTGCTATGTGCGGCTACTATAGTTCCATCTAAAATAGAACACATCATACATGGTGAATATTCTGCTAATTTAAGTAATTTAGGGTTTCTATAGTTCATAGCATGTTTTTAAATATATGTGCAATAACATCTACAGTCCATCCATTACCAATATGATGAGCAGCCTGGTTGCGATTTAAAACTTTAGTATAGCCATCAGGCAATGTCATACATCTTTCTAATTCTGTTTGCGTCATGTATCTACAGCTATCTTGAGTAAAGTTTGGATCTTCAAATACAAGAGTTGTAAATCCTGTTTGTTTATATCTACGAACCATTTTATCTTTGCTTGCTAAAGGTCTTGAATCTGAAGAAAGTAAAGCTCTAGCTTTTTCTCTATCAGTATATCCACTTTGTAAAACATCTTTTAGTTTAATATCTTTGTTTTGTGGTTGATCTACATTGGGTATATTAGTCCAATATAATCTATTTCTTAATGCAGCAGAAACTAAACTACTATTAATTCTTATTGGTTCTACACCAAATAACTTACTAATAACATCTTTATCTTCTTGTTTCATTCCACCTACATTTTCAAATAAAAAGTATTTAGGTTGTGCTTCCTGGAATACTCTTAAATATTCAAAAAATAATGATGATTTTTGTCCAGCCAATCCTTGTCTATTTTTCATTGCTGCTGACAAATCTTGACATGGTGAACCACCTATTAATAAATCAATGCCTTTAAATTTATTTCCATCACATTGAAATACGTCTGAATAATAATGTGAATTAGGATAATTAGATTTAGAAATTAATTTAGCTCTTTCATCTATTTCATAAGCATGATATTCACAATCAATACCAAGTTTGTCTAATGCTATACGACCACATGATATTCCATCAAACAATGATAATACTTTCATAGATCCCAGCTCCAGCCCATTGTATTAGCCCACAGCTCTATTTGTTGTTGATAATCTGTCATTTCTGCTGTTGTAAGTTTAGTAGTAGATTTTATAAGCTCTACTGGAAAGCCAGCTATTTCTGACTGTGATCTAAGCAGACGCCAGGACATAAGTTCGTGAACCTGTTGTTTGTCTAAACCTAAATGATTACCTACGCTAGTATAAAGTTCCCATAACCTTTCATTTTGCTCTAAGCTACGATTTGCTTTTGCTTCTACTATTGTCACACGCCATGATTTAGTCCAATCAAGTAATCTTAATTTGATAATAAGATTTTCTAGGTTGTTTTTTGTTAAGCTCCATTTCAGCATTGTCATATCCTTTGCTTTTATAAACTGTTCCGTTATGTAATGTTACTTTCCAATTTGTTGTAGAAAATGGTTTTCCATCTTTATCTAAATCAAGATATTTAAACCAAGCTGTAGTTTCATATTTCATGGACTTTCCTTGTATCGCAATCCTTTAGGATCAAACCAAAAGTTAAAACTACCTTCCCATTGTGCGTTTCTTTGCTTCTGAACAAACACCTTTGCATCAGGAATAATTCTAAGTTCTTCTGGTGGTGTTTTTCCTTCTTCAACTAATTTCTCTTTAGCACGATTACGCCATACACATATAATATTATCGCATAAATTGCGTATGTGACTAGAACCCATGATATCAGTCGCATCAGGTATCTCAGTTTCATCTTTCATTTTCCTTGTATGTGCTACTAAAAATACATGTATGTTTAAATCTCTACAAGTAACAGCCAAAGAGTTAGCAAAAGATTTTTGCTTGTCTAAAGATTCTTCAGTTATATCTTGAATTTTCATTAAACTATCTATTACAAATACATCTACACCTAAAACATATTTACCATAAAACAATGTAGCTATCATGTCTTGTGATGTTGTTGTTCCCATCTGATCGTATATGTATAATTTATCTGCAGCTCTAGTACAAAACTTTCTTGTGTAATCATCTGTAGGTTCTGCTGATCCTAATGCTTGTGTAATCATACGAGATAATGTTAATACTGGTCGCATCTCTAAAGACGCTACTAAACATTTAGTTCCTTGTCGCATCATAGATAACATAACTTGAGATAACCACATTGACTTGCCATGGCCTGACGGGGCTGTAATTATAGTAAGTTCCGCCATCCGAACACGAAATTTATCTTCCGTCTTAATCCAGCCCAACGATTTACCAGAATGAATTTCCTCACCAAAATACTTGATGACATCATCAGTAAATGTGTCTGTACTTTTAACTTTAAACTCTGCTTGAGAATATCCTTCATTGTAAAACTCCTTAACAGTTGATTGATTTACTGTGAGCTTATCAATAACATCTCCAAGATTCATACACCACCTTCCCAAACTTTTTTAGTCTTAACAGCTTCTTCCACAGGATCGTTCCATCTTGATTGATTAATATAAGTTGTAGTGGCTGGAACATAACCTTCCTTCCATGATTTAGTTTCCTTCATTTTTTGAATATGGTCAAGTATTTCATCTTTGATCTCATATAATTTTCTATTACGCCATTTTTCTTCACATTTAGTTTTAGATATTTTACGAGCTGGATATGACTCCCAAAATTCTGTAAAAGAACTTCTAGCCAACACATATATATCTTTATCTCTATCTATATCTCTATCTCTATCTAGTATAGACTTTGTATAGTCACACTCTATTATCCACTTACTTAATGATTTTATTACAGAATTTATAAATTCTATAGGGTATCTTAACCGGTAAGCAATCGCCTGATCTTCAGGTAAATAACCATCATATTGACTAGCTAAACACCATAATTTGATTAAAATAGCTTGTTGATCGTGAGTCATTGCATTAAATTCAAAATCCTCTAATAAGTCAATTCCATATAGTTTGAACCAGGGCATTTTCTTAGTTTCATCTGCATAAGTCTTTGGCTTATAGTGCTGGAATTTATCCCAATTCTTAACTTTGTATTTCATGTAAACTCCTTAAAATAAACATTCTTCATATAAATCTGTCATTGGCACAGACTTTGCTTTAGGAATAATCTGCAGCTTACAATCAGGCCTATTCTCAAGAAACCATTTAGCAGATGCCTTGTTACTAAAGGCTCTGATAGGTTTGCCATCAAATTCATCTAATATAATAAAACGCAAATAATCCATGTGAAAAACATTAGCATAGTTAAATTCTATATGCAAACTATTTTATTTCTATTATTTATCAAATAATGCTTGACATGGTTCAAAATGCCATTAATATGGGTATTGCAACATCTAACCCTTAGGAGAATTACATGAGTATAAAGACTATGATTGTAACAGGAATAGCGTTTTGGTGTTATGTAGGATTATGCCTATATGTAATAGGTAAATTGTCAGGAGCAATATAATGGAAAGACATTTAGATCCTGATGCTTATTTAGACGATATGGAACGTCTTGAACAAATGGAAGAAGAAGCGCAACATAAACTAGATCAACAAGAGAAGCATGATGACTAAATTTATATGTTGCTTTATGATAATTTTTATAGGATACTTCTTATGGCGAATCATGGCTTAATACCAATATCAAAAGTAATACAAGAGCTTAAATTAATAACCAAAGATTTAAAAGAACATAACGATAGGATGGATGAAAAATATGGAAGAATTGATGTTTTACCAACAAGTGATGCAGGAACTACACGAACTGGAAATGAAACTACAGGAGAATCCAAATGAGTAACGGAATCGTAAATATCAAAGGTAAAGAATATAAAACAGTAGCTCTTAGAGTTGCAGAATTTAGAGATAAATTTCCTAACTATTATTTAACAACAGAGATTGTGAAGATTGATGATGACCAATGTATTATTAAAGCTTATGTCGGCCAGCACAAAGATGACGGTTCAGTTCAAACTTTTGCTACAGGCCATGCTCAAGAATCCCGTAAAGCAAGTCAGATCAATGGTACTTCTTATGTGGAAAATTGTGAAACTTCTGCTATCGGTAGGGCTTTGGCTTGTCTTGGTATTGGTGGTACTGAGTTTGCTTCAGCTAATGAAGTTGTTAATGCTATTCACCAACAAAGTAATCCAGTTAAAGAATTGGTTACTGAAGCTGCTTTAACAGTTGCTAAAAACAAATTATTAGAAGCTAGTAAAGAAGGCAAACTTAAAGAAGCATTTTTTGCTTTAACACCAGCAGTTCAAGAAGAATTGCGTGAGTATGCTAATGATCTTAAAAAGACTGCATGAGTCATTTACTTGATAATAGGCGTCACCGGATAGTAACCGCATCTAATGCCTGGGCTTCTGTAAACGAAAGACAAAAGCTCTGGCGTCAGATGACTATGCGTGAACCACCTTTTGAAGGTAACGAAGCTACTGCATGGGGTAATTTACATGAGAAAGATGCTTTGTCAGCTTTTGAAAAAGAAATGGGTGACTTTTGTATGCCTGGCAATAAACTTATAGTGCATGATAGTTTGCCTATAGGTGCTAGTGCTGATGCTTACTTTAATGATGATCCAGTAGAGCTTAAATGCCCATTTAGCATGGAGTTTTATCCTACTATGCCTGATCGTTATTACTACCAAGTCCAGATGCAAATACATTGCACCGGTAGAGATCAAGGATGGTTTAGCGTATGGACACCAAATGGCATTACAGTTGAGCTTATAAAGAAAGATGATAAATGGCTTGACTGGTATAAGCCTTTGTTGTTAGAATTTATGGAATTTGTAGAAACAGATGTAGAACCGACAAGATGGAAACGTAAACCAATTTATACTAAGGAGTAATATATGGCTGAAGGATTTATACCAAAACCAGGAACTGCGTATTTAAGACCTAACACAAGAAAAACTGAAGATTGGATGGCAGACTTTTCAGGCACAATGATTACACCTGAAGATATGCAGCCTAATACAGCTTATTTTATTAATGTTACTGATAGAGCTGAAAAAGGTGATTTAAAAGTTTCTTTTGGCAAACAAGTTATGCCAAGAACACAAGAATCTGCTAAGGGTGCAGATGAAGTGGTGGATGGAGATGTTCCTTTTTAGGAGCATCCCCAAACACTTATAACTATTTATTCATTACATACATGGTTACTTCAAATCCAAAACGCATTTCTATTGCTGCTGGTGTTGTCCACATAATTGCTCTCCTTTCTTTTATAATGTTCGTATTATACTGCTACCGTAGATTTAGGGTAACAGTAAAATCATTAACTAGGGGTATGTAATATATGGATATGCACTCATTAGAATTGGAAGTTGGATGCTATGCAGCCGGTGTGTACCATGAAGCTAACACTAGAACTTTAGAAGAAAAATTAGGAGTAATCAATGTTATTAGAAATCGCATTAAATCTGGCCATTGGGGGAATAATGCTTGTAGCGTTGTATATGCTCATGGACAATTTTATGGAGTTACAGACCAGACACATGATGATGTGGATACAGAAGCATTTCTTAAAACAGAATTATTGGTTATTGATGCAATTGTACTTCATAAATATATTAATCCGGTTGCAGACAGTATGTACTTCCATGATGACTCAATTAAAAAAATGGCTAAATGGGGTAATAAAACAGTTAAAATAGGTAAAATGATATTTTATTAGGAGTATATGATGAGCTTTGAGAGAGTATCAAGATTTATACATAGACA